AAAAAGTCAAACTAATATTCAAAATTCAAAACTACTTGAAGAAATTTTGAATATGCAAAGTTCAACGGCAAAAAATTGGGCGGACGTAAAATACGGTTCAACCTATAAACTAGGTGGAAACATTATTGAAAATATAGTTGAAAATATTAAAAATAATACAACTACATCAAAAGACGGTTGGCAATCTAATGGTGGTTACAAACCTTACCAACTTAAAAGAAAGGATATTGATGAAAATAGTCCTTGGATAAAAAACAGAGTGGAGCAAATGAATTATGAGCGAAAAAACAAATAAAGATTATTTAAACTTGGAAGTTCTTGAAACAGAGCGACAAAGAAAGGAAGATGAAATCATGAAAAAACTTGAAGATAAAAAACTTTTAGAAAATAAAGTTAGTACTTATACAGTACCAGTTGAAAAGCCTTATATAGCAAGTAAATACAAAGACAGAAAAAGAGTAGTAGTTGAGTATAAAGAAAGCTTAGATATGACAAATCAAAGTGATAGAGATTTATATTCTATTGAAAGCTTATATAATCGTTATGTAATGGGCGACCCTTTACCTATGGGAGCAATTAAAGACGGTTTACAATATACAGGTGAAGACATAAGCTATAATTATGATGATTTAACAGATTTACACATAAAAAACAACGAATTTAATGAGTTAAAAAATACTCTTCCTGATAACAACGATGACGAACTAAACGACAACGATGATAAGGAAGAGTTAGAAAAAACAAATAAAGTAACGAAAACAGTTACAGAGACTCAAGAAGACTAAGAGAGCTTTAGCTCTTTTAGTATTATTGAGTAGAGAAAAGCCTTAGCTTTTCGATGTGAAAAAAAGCATCGCTTTTTTGAACTAAGTTGTCAAGTAATACTTGATAACTAAAAAGTGCAGTATCTCTACTTGATATGATACTGCACAGATGACACCAATTGCAATAACAATTGGTTATAGGAGTATACATATGATATGTACAAGTCCAATCACAATAGCAAAACAGCCTGACAAAAAATTTAGATGTAGAAAATGCTTATCATGTCAAATTACAAAAAGGCAAGAATGGGCAATGCGTTGCGTATTTGAAGCAAGAGAACATAAAGAAAATTCATTTCTTACCTTGACATTTAGCCCCGAAAATTTACCAATTCACGGAGTAGAAACAAGAGATTTACAATTATTTATGAAACGACTTAGAAAAGAAATATATCCAATAAAAGTAAAATATGTAGCTTGTGGAGAATATGGAGAAAAATTGTCCCGTCCTCATTATCATTTACTATTGTTTGGTTATGGGTTTCCAGATAAAAAGTTCTTTAAAAGAACACGAAAAGGCGAACTTATCTATCGTTCTGAAATGTTAGAAAAACTTTGGCCGTTTGGTCATAGTTCAATAGGCGAACTAAATCATAAAACTGCTTCGTATGTTGCAGGATATGTGCACAAGAAATTTAATGCAAAATTTGAAGATGAGATACAACATTATGCAAACGATACTGGTACAATACAAAATAAAGAATTTATAGTTTGTTCAAAAGGCATAGGATTAGGCTATTTCGAAAAATATCAAAAACAGTTATATAATCACGATTATATTATTTATGAGGGTAGAAAATTCCCTCTTTTTGAGTATTATAATAGAAAATTTGACAATTCAAAAGAATTTGATTATAATTTGCTTCAGGTTTCTCGTAGAGCCTTTGTCAAGTCCCCTGACAAAAAAGAGTGCAAAGCGATAGACCACATTTTAAAGCAAAAATTTAGCAAAAAAAGGAGTTTAGAATGATGAGAAAAAGGCTTTCTAAGAAAAAGAGTAAAAGAATGTTTACTAAAACATTTAAAAAAAATGCTCGTAGAAGATTTTCATCAAATAACAAAAGAAAAACAATGATGAGAGGTGGTTACCGATTATGATTAATTGGTTAAAAGATATTGTAATTTTCTTTTTTTGGACTTATAGAGAGTTCAAAGAATTAAAAAATAATTATAAAGCTTGTGAAGACGCAAAATGTACGCTTGATGGAGCGGAAAAAATCTTAAATAATGAAAAAGGAAAAGAAAATGGAAAATAAAAGACATATTAGAGTAGATTATATTGGGTGTTTGAATACAATTGTACAAGAAATAAGCACACACGATAATAGAAGCGATGATCATTTAATTTTAGATATTACAAAACTATCTTTTGTAAAAGATAGAGTATTAAAAATAGATATCATTACAGATGAAAAAGTTGATACAATTTACACAAATGAAGAATTATTTTCTAGTTTAACTGCTGTAAAAACTTCATATTTAGGAGATGAAAATGAAGAATAAAAAAGGTAGAAGATTTGTAAATAACAATAGGTTTGCTCAAGTTCCCGCTCCAAAATATAATAGAAGTATGTTTAAAAGAATATTTGGAAATAAATTTACCTTTGATGAGGGTAAATTATTCCCTATTTTCGTAGATGAAGTTTATGGAGGAGATACAATTCAAGGAAATTTAAATACATTCATAAGAATGACAACTCCATTAACTCCAACTATGGATAATATTGAGTTTGATTTACATTGCTTTTTTATTCCGTCAAGATTAGTAATGACTGATTATTATAAAATGATGGGTGAGCAAGTTAATCCAACTGATAGTACAAATGTTTTAATTCCTACTGTATCTTGTCCAACTGGTGGATATACTGAACAAAGTTTAGCCGATTATTTTGGGTTACCAACAAAAATTGACATTCCAGAAGATGATTTACCTATTGCATTGCCATTTAGAGCATATAATTTAATTTATAATGATTGGTTTAGAGATGAGAATTTACAAGACAGTTTGCCAGTTAATACTGGTCTTGAAGATGATGATTATTCAGATTATAACATTGTAAGAAGAAATAAAAAACACGACTATTTTACTAGTTGTTTACCTTTTGCACAAAAAGGTGAAGCCGTTAATTTACCTTTAGGTGGTCAAGCTGACTTGGTTTTTCCAAATTTAAATGTCCCTTTTGGACAACAAATAACTTTAAAAACTGGAACTACTACACAAGGTTTAAAAAGAGTTACTGCAGAAAATGATGTAAGATATAATAATTTTGGTTCTAGTCAAAATGCTTCTGATATGTACATCAATTTTGACAAGCCGTTAAAAGACTCTTACGCAGATTTGGGTGAAGCTACATCAATAACAATTAATAGTCTAAGAGAAGCTCTATCAATTCAACATATTTTAGAAAGAAGAGCTAGAAGCGGTACTAGAGATGTAGAGATTTTACAATCTACTTACGGAGTAAGTCCTAGTGATGACAGAATGCAAAGACCTGAATTAATTTCAGTTTCAAGAAGTGCTTTAAATATGAGTACAGTAACACAAACAAGCGAAACAACTGGAAACAGTCCTCTTGGAGATTTATCTGCTATTGGTACCATAAGAAGTTCTATCAATATAAATTATTCAGCTGTTGAAAATGGTTTTATAATTGTTTTAGCAAGTGCTAGAGCTGATAACAGTTACCAACAAGGACTTCCAAAAATGTGGAATAAAAGAAGTTTTCTTGATATTCTTGACCCATTAAGAGCGCATATCGGCGAGCAACCTGTCCTTAGAAAAGAGATATTTGCTACTGATGATACACAATATAATAACGAAGTATTTGGTTATTTACCTAATTTCGATGATTTAAGATTTGGTAGAAATCAAATAACTGGTGGATTTAGAAGTAACGCGACAGATAGTTTTGATATATGGCATTATTCACAAGAATTTAGCTCTGCTAATCCTCCCGTTTTAGGTGCTGAATTTATTAAACAAAATGCACCAGTTGAACGAACTCTAGCAATTACTAATGTACCTCAATTTTTTGGAGATATGTATTTTAGCTCAAAATATACTAGAGTTTTACCAGTTCACTCAATACCTGGTCTTAAAAGGTTCTAATTATGCCAATAGGTAGTGCAATTGGAGCAGTCGGCTCTTATATGTCTGCAAAGACTGTAAGCGCAGCTAGTGCAAAAGCTGCTAGAGAAACGAATGAGTATAATAGAGAAAATTATAAACATCGTTATCAATGGCAGGTTGATGATATGAGAAAAGCAGGACTTAATCCTGCTTTATCTTATACAACTGGAGCTGGAACACCTACGGGAGGAGTTCAACAAACAGAGTTTGGAGGTTCTCAATATAATGAAGCATCAAAACAGCTTGGGAGTGTTATGAGCAAAGCAACTACTCAAGCACTACAAAGAGAGCAAGTTTCAAATGCTAAAAATATGAATGAGCAAATTTCAGCCCAAACTGACCAAATAAAAAGTCAAACTAATATTCA